AGAGACAAGAGGAAAAGCAAAGTTGATCGCGTATGGGATTCGATGCGTGGGGCTTTGAAATTGACGAGCAATACTACAAACTGGCGTCCGAGCGCATAGCGCGAGAAACGGCACAAGGGACTTTGTTTTAGGAGGAATACCGTGGGAACAATCATTATGCTTTCCGTAAAACCTCGATACTGCGAACTTATTGCGAACGGAAAGAAAACTATCGAAATAAGAAAATCAGTACCAGACACGGGAAAATCGGTATGCAAAGAATTTATCGGGGAAGGTAAAATAAAGGCGTACATATATTGTACAAAAGGTGGCAACGACCGGAATCCGAGCATGAATCTTTGGAAGCCGGATTCTACCGGATATAACTTGCTTCTTAACGGCACAGTTATTGGGGAGTTTTGCATATACGGATTAGATATTGAGAGCTATTGCTATACCGACTATGATTTGCGTCGCATAAATCAAGACGAATGGACAAACCGACTTCTCCAGAAGGCTTGCGTGACAAGAGAAGATTTTATACGCTACGCAAAAAGTGAAAAATGCCATCCGGTTATACACTTCTGGCCGATTTACAATCTAATTATTTACGATAAGCCGCGTCCGCTTTCTGACTTTTACAACAGATCATCCGTATTTGAAAACGGTAGATTCAGTGGAATAACGAAGCCACCTAAATCGTGGTACTATTGCGCGGAGGCATGACGGGGTGAAACGAATCTATATCAGCGGGCCGCAAAAAACTAACGAATTGCTGGTCGCGGCGTTGCGGTGGTGTCCGTCACACGGTTGCGGAAGTTGCGTTGCGCTTGACGCAAACGGAATCTGCGTAGGGCATGGCATTGTCGGAATAACGCACTCTGCCGCCGACCTCATCGAAGCACAGCAGAAACAGATTGCAGAACTCGAAGCGCAGTTGCCGAAAGAGGGCGAGTGGATTGATATGGGCGATTTTGAGATGTGTTCAGTTTGCAAAATAGCGCAACGAAAAAAATATCGACAATATCACGGAGGATTCATGTGGGTGAGGACGGATTTCTGCGGAAACTGCGGCTCACGGATGGCGAAAGGAGAACAGGGATGAGTTGGGGCTATCATCCGTCACAACAAACAGCCGCAACTGGATCGACTAACTATTTATGTAGGTCAACTGGGAAGCCGTGTCCGAATGCCACGGAATATGGATATTGTAAGCAAACGGTTTGCAATAGCTTCGGAGCAGAGCCAAAGGAAGTATGTGAAGCATGGAACAGGAGGGCGAACGATGAGTGAACTGATTGTGCGGATGGAGATGCCACAAGGGTGTGATGATTGTCCTTTTAGGGATATGCTTCTTTGCTGTTGTGCAAAGGGACGGAAATATGTAGGCAGCTCACCTGTTCGCCCCGATTGGTGTCCGATTGTCGGAGAACTGCCGGAACAGCATGGGCGAATCATTGACGAAGCTGTGTTCTGCGAGAACGTTGTGAAGTATTCGCATCAAAGTACCAAGACGATAGGAAAGGCATTGGACGCGACACCGACCATTCTTGACATGACGCTGATTGATACGGAAAGGAGCGAAACATGAGTGAATATAAAAAACTCACTCTGAACGGCGCGGACTTTCCGAAATACGAATCCCCGATACAAGTGCTGTTTGATGATGATTGCCCGAATCCTATTATAACAGAATTTGAGGACGCTATTGTGGCTCAAGCGTCGCAAATACTCCACATAAAGATTGATAAGGACGAACTTGCGAAAGCACTTGCGTATGATCGTGGACAGTATGAAAAGGGGTACAGGGACGCTCTTGCCGGATTGGAACAGGAGAGTGAAAACATGAGTGAATGTATGACGCAAGAAGATGCCGAACGCATGGACGCAAGCCAAGCGGCTCAAATTCTAAAGCCGCTTCGAGCCATGATGCTCGACCAATACGGATGCCCGATTAGTGACGTTTACTTCGCACTCGGCAAGGCGATTGAAGCGTTGGAAAGGAGCGAAGACGATGCTAATTGATGCGTACAAAGCAATGAAAAGCATGCATTGTCAAGAGAACTGCCGTACATCTTGAAGCTGATCGGGAGAGGCAGGAAGGATAGACGGAAAGAATATTCCGGAAGGAGGAAAAAGAATGAAGTTTGAATTGATTGCGCTGTTTGATGCGTTTACAAAGATTGCGCTGATTATCTGTGTGACTTATGCAGCCTGCTATTTCAATAATTGGTGGTTGATGTTTTTCTGCCTTATGGCGGGGCTGTTCGGGCACAGTTTTGAAAAGAAAAAGGAGGAGAATGGTAATGATGAAGTATGAACGGCACAAGGAACTGTGCATGAAACTAAACGATCTGTACCGGAGAAAGAATGCGGATTATGGTGACAGTTTTCATCTGTCGTTTGTAGAGGAAGGAATGGCGATGCCGAGGATTCGGCTGACAGATAAACTGAATCGGTTTAAGGCACTCACGAAGAACGGGCAAGCGCTGGTGAAAGATGAATCCGTAAAGGACACTTTGATTGATCTTGCGAATTATGCGCTGATGACAATATTGGAATTGGAAAATGAAGAGTGCGCGAGGGAGGACGAAAATGGATAATGCGGAGCGTAAGTATATTGCTGTAAGCATTAAGCATTCAGAATGGACAGGAAGCCGCAAGTGGCGATTCGGTGATCCGCTGACACTTTGGGGCTGCGGCAGAACGAAAGATGGAGAGCGGCGCAGCTTTTCATATTATACGGAAAAGCCTTGGAAAGCGGAATTGTATGCGCTTGGCGATTTCACAAAACACGGGTACAACGATTGGGGTATCGTTGACATTAAGGATGATGAACCTGTCAAGATTTGCGTCGGATTTGTGAAAAAGTACGAGGATTACGATACAGTACTTGTGGAAGAAACAGACCTGATCGACTATTACAGAATGTGTGGTCTAAAGGTTGCAGATGAGGAGAGTGAAAAATGACGGAACTTATCTTCGGAGATAAGAATTATCCGACTTATGCAATCGGCGCTGACGTCTTGCAGCATAAGGACACAGGCAAGCATGCTGTTGGTTTACAGGTGTATGAACTGGAAGACGGGCGAGGGAAGAAGGTCGGCGATCCGGTTAAAGACGATGAACACAAAGATGATCTGGTATTGCAGATCGTTTTTTGCAAGAGAGAATCGCTGCAAGCATGGAAAAGAATCATCGATGGAGCGATCACGTCGTTTGATGAACTGGAATCATTGGTAAAGGAGGAAACAGCATGAAACCGATATATGAACCGAAGGGAAGAGCGAAAGAGTACGCAGATTGGGCGCTGAACATCTATACCGGCTGCCCGCACCGGTGTTTCTACTGCTTTGCACCAAATGTCCTGAAACGGGAGCGCGAAGCGTATCACGGAAACGTAATGCCGAGAAAGGATATTGTCGAGGAAACAAGGAAGCAGCTCGAACGTGAGAAGATTACGGGCAGGATGATCGAACTATGCTTTTCATGCGACCCTTATCCGACGGGATATGACACGACACCGACGCGGGAGATCATCAAACTGCTGAAGGAGCATGGCAATCATGTGCAGATTCTTACGAAGGGCGACGGCAGCAGAGACCTTGACCTTCTCGACGGAGAGGATTGGTATGGCATCACCTACGCCGGTTATCATGCTGAGTATGTTGTAGATGATGTTCCTTGCCCAAATGAACCGGACGCGATCAGTCCACACATGAGATTGAAGCACCTGCACGAAGCGCATAATCGAGGTGTCAAAACATGGATTTCGTTTGAACCGGTTCTAAATGCCAGAGATGTTTTGAACTTTCTCGAAGTAAATCCGGGATATGTAGATCGGGTGAAGATTGGGAAACTGAATTATCATCCGTCAAACATAGATTGGGCTGATTTCGGAAGACGGGCAGAAAGTGTCTGCCGGACGAACAGAATGGATTATTACATCAAGGATAGTCTACGGAAGGAAATGGAGAAATGAAGGTATATATCAGTGGACCTGTAACGGGGACAGAAGACTATAAGGAACGATTTGAGCGGGCAGAGGATGACCTTTTGCACGATAGGGAGATGCTGGATCATGCGTTTTCAATTATTAAGGCTGATCCGTTTGAATATGTGGAGATCGTCAATCCTATACGAATCACAGAACATTTACCGAATGGGACACCGTGGGGAACGTTTATGGATGTAACGCTGTCGGCGCTGAGAATGTGCGACGCGGTGTATATGCTACACGGGTGGGAATCGTCGAAGGGCGCACGGATCGAGAAACTGTATGCGGAAGGATGCGGCATGAAGATTGCTTTCGAGGATGAACAAGCCGTTGCGGAGAGGTTACTTATTTAAGGGCGATATAGCGCGAGGATTCTGATGGTAGGTCGAGTGCTGAAACTCTCCGGGCAAGTATAAAAGAAGGAGATTTGGGCTTTTAGTGGATTATTATAGGGGGTTGGCGAGAGCATGAGAAAGTACAAAGCGGGCAGCACGATCTGTACGTTTGATGAACTGCTGATGCAGAAAGTGGTTTATATTTTTCGAGAAGATATAATAAAGAATATTGAATTTGTAAAGAGTTTGCAGATACGTGTTGTAGAGAAATGTATTGCAAGCGGGCGAGTATGGAAAGCAGAAATTAACGAGCATAAGCAGATAAATACTTAACAGAAAATTATAATTCTATATTGACATTAGGAAGAAACGCGGTATAATATAAGTGTCGGCGGGGTTATGGCCCCGACAAAAAACGGTTTAATGTTTCCGTGAACGCAAGTAATGATATGTGAATGGCAATTATGATCGGAAATGGAGGTAAAAGATGATGTATGATCTGAGAAAGATTATGGTTCGTGCGTGGGTGCTTTTTCGCAAGAGCGAGATTTTATTTTCGGAAGCACTTCATCGGTCTTGGCTAAGTGCAAAAGCTGAGCCGATTAACGAAAGTCGCATCGAAGCTGCTAAGAAAGCCGCTGGTGTTGTTGAGGAGACAGACACGTGGAATGGGTGGAAGCAGCGTGGGTACGAAGTGATTCACGGCAGCACGGCGCTGTTCGGAGCTGACCTGATTTGGGGCAGCAAAGGCGACGGCGTGATTTATAAAGCGCGGTTTTTCGGAGTGTCGCAAGTTCGGGAAGTAGCGGCTTAGTTTTTGCGGCCGATGTTTCCAATAACGCAATATGCATTATGGAGGTGGATAATGTGCTGATGATTGCTTTTAATGCCTTGGACGAAGCGTGTTCGGCTGAGGGATGGGATAAAGATGCCGATACATCAAATTATATCGTTGAGATTTTGGCGGAGGATGAAGAACGTTTGACGGCGGACGAGATAAAGGAATGCTTGAACAGTCCTGACTTTATGGAATCGCTTGAAGTAATTGTAGAGCGCCGGTGTGAACAGAAAAAAGAGGCCGAGATCAAGAGGATTGTTCAGAGAGCGATCCGCAGAGAAGCGCAAAGAGGAATAAATGACCTTTCAGGTCAGGAAGGGCTCACGGAAAGGTTGGCGAGGTCTATGATTCAATTTGAGTATCCGTATGAGCATTTCGTTCGCAAAATGGCGGAAGACTTGCTTCGGAAACAGGGCGGCAATGAACGATAACAGATATAATCACGAGCATTATTTAGATATGACGGCATATTTGGCGATAGGAGGAATGAAGATGCTGGATATAGAAAGGGGCGATGTTGTTCGGACTTGGCTTCCGGACGGCAGAGATGTACGGAACTTGGTTTTGCAGGTGTTCAAGGATTACGCAACTGTGGTTCCGGTATTTGATCGTGAGATTCCTGATAATGGCTTTAGGATAGCGGAAAAGCTGTTTGTTGATGTGAGCAAGCCAAAGCCGTTGACTTCAAAAATGGCAACCGGATATGAATTGACGCAGCATTTGAATGATGATGTTACGAATGAAATTGCGTTTCATGTCGGGCGTGTAATAGGAGCATACGAAAAAGAGGCAGATCAAGAATCCTGCAATGAGCGCGCTGACATTTACACGGATTATTCTTTTGCTGTTGATAAACTGAAACATGAATTGGATGTGGCAAAAAAAGAAGGGACAGAAGTAAAGGATGAGCTTGTTCAGATGAAAACGAGTTTGATTCAGGCAATGGCAGAGCGTGACGTGTTTGAAAGATTGTATCGTGAGCTGTTGACGAGCACGATAGGGAAGTAAGGAGGGCGCTATGAAGTACAAAATCGAACTGACAGAAGAACAGATGCGCGTGGCTGAAAAAGCGATAGAGACTTATATGAGATTGCTTATGGGACAAACTTATGAGTTTGCAAACGAGCTGGCGGAGATCAATTATCCAATGAATGAGAATTTCGGCCTGTATATCACAACGAGAGATCACATTGAGGAGGTCATGAAAGCTGTGTTTCGTGTTGCGTTCGGAAGCACAGGATGCCCGACGCATAAGACGGATGACGGAGAGATAGCCGAGTGTATGTGGGACGCTATTCGATTTGCAAGAGGAAGAAGCCGATGGGATAGTCCGTTTCCGATTGGATCGGAACCTTCGCCGAAGGTGGAGAAGATTGATGAATAATGAGAAAACGGACATCATGCCGGATGTGCTGATGTTCATCGGACGGTTCAGTACAAATGGCAGTTGGCTTAGGACAGAGGTTATAGACGCATTTTTATTTGGCTGTTGTTGGTGGTTTGCTTATATACTGTCTGTCCGGTTTGCTGAGAACGATCCGAGAATCATGGTCGATTATATTTCGAATCATTTCGGATGTAAGATCGGCGAAGAAGTATACGACATAACAGGCGTTGTAACGAATGATTATTTTTGGCAGCCGTGGGATGAATGTGATGACGATACTGTGATTCGTCGTATCACGGAGGATTGCATTATGTTTTAAGGAGGGATGGGAAATGCTTGAACATATTGACTACAGCGGAATCAATCGTGGGTTGAAGCGAAAGGTTACTGCAGCCGAAAAAGCCGGAAAGGACGAAATCACCGTTTCGCTCAGCTTTATTAAGAATGTGTCCATGGCGCTTGATGGGCTTGTGCAAGATAAGAAACATCCGACGGAATCAAAGTGGATTAAGGTGGATTAAGGTGGTTTAAGGTTTATGAGGGCGTAGCTCAGAGGCAGAGCGGTGGAGAAGAAGGTGGCCGGGTGTGAGTGACAGAGAAGCAGCCGGTTAGAGGAAAACCCGTAACCACTCCGCAGGTCGCAGGTTCAAATCCTGCCGCCCTTGCGATTTTTAGGAGGGATCAATGAGAAATGTAGTGTTCAGTTTAGGTCTGCCGGTGCTCGATAGTATCGGCGATGATTTTCCCGATGCTTTTGTCATCCGGTCAAGAACCGAGGAAGAGGCGGAAAAGAAGATAGACGATTTAGTGGAGTGTGTTTCTGATGAGAAGCTTGTTCTGGTTTATTACATTGGGTATCGCCCAAATCGTCCGGTGCCGACGCCGCGATATTTCATAGAGGTTGAAATACAGAAATATGAGCCTTGGGATAGATTGAGTTACTGGTTTTGGTCGAGAGTGATAAGGGGAGGAAAGAAAGTTGGATAAACAGGAAAAGATCAATGTGCAGTTGTACGGCGGAAAATCTCTTTTTGGTGGCAAGGAAACGCCGTTGGAAGCGGATATTATCTACTGTGATAGAACCAGTGAGTGTACGCTCTTTAAGAACGGTAAATGTTTGAGATGTAGGATGCCGTTTTCGCACAATTGTGAATTTGGACGGACGAGCACGATACGCGGCTATACAAGCAGAGCAGCGAAGTATTATTCGTTTCGGAAGCTATACGAGAATGATCCGCTATACCATAAGCTCGATTATCCTAAAGCACTTGCTGCACGCATGGGAGACACGATATATCTTGATCTAAAGTATGTGTGGGTCAGAAAAGACGATCCGAAGAAAACGCATAGCGGCTACAGAGTTGATGGCTATGTCATTGACGAGGTGGCTTTGAGCACTTCTTGCGTGTTTATGCCTATTGACGATCTCACGAATGCCATTCTGCACAAGATCGTGTCCTATAGACCGAAAGCCTTTATGGGCGGCGAGATCAAGGATTATCAAGCAAAGATTGTGCCGGATATGCTGCAAGATTTACGGAAAACGGCGCCCGAACTGTATGCGCGTTTTGTAACCGAATATCCGGAATATGATTTTGCGCCGAACTATGTGGGAAAAGCGGCGTATATCAATTCAATGAAGCCCGGCACAAAGATCGTAGATCATAAAGGTCATGAGTGGTTGTATAACGGAGAGTACTTGGAATCCGACGGAGATGTAGACCTGTCTTTCGGTTCTCCGTGGTGTCTATCGGGCGGCGATAAAGGTAGAATGTGGATTAAGGTAACGGACAAGATGACATTCAAGATTACTGATAATTCACAGGTCGACGAAAACACAAGGTTTGAGTAATCAGGAGGCGCAGTATGGAGAAGCAAGTATGGGAGGTTATGCAGGACGGAGATGGATTTGAGAAAGGACAGATTCTCGAAGCCGCAGAAGGAAAACATCCTGTTGGCGATGGTTATTGGCTTACGAGCCGTTCGCGCAGTGTTTACTGTTCGTTAGCCGGAGGATGTTATGTTTGCCCGGATCAAAGTTGTCCGGTGCGCGGATTTCAAGATACACGGCGGGTCCAATCATAGAGGAATTTATTGCGATGCAGCAGGAGGACGCCAAATGATGGATGCTCGTATGGATGGCGTGTCGGCGGAAAGGATGCCTGATGTTGTTTCTGTATTCCGAGAAGAGTTTGAATCCGACACAGAAAACTGTTCAAAGGCAATGATCCACTATTATATGCATGCGACGGATGAGCGACAGAAAGGGTTTAACAATGCATTGATCTATCTTTGTGGATGGGGTATGGATTCGCTGATTGAGATAGCTAAGGAAAGACGCTGTTATCTTGGCGGCACGAAAGAAATAGCTGATTAGAAAATAATCTTTCCATATCATTATGTTACTGTATTGACAAAGAAGAAGAAGCGCGGTACAATATTAGTGTGATGGGGGAGCCGAAGGGCTCCGAAAAATAGCTTGGATTGTTTCCAATGACGCAATATAGATGGTGACGGAGGATATATTGAAATGATATTGACGAAGAATCAGGGCGTGCAGATTGCGCGGCAGGCGAATGGAAATAAAGATCGTCTGTTGTATCTGCTGCGAGAATGCGGGTTTTATGTGCGTGATATGGCACGGTATAAAGACGATATCAATGTGATCGTGGAAAACAGTAATCGAACGATTACACGGATTAGAAGAGGCAGCAGAAAGCCGATTGTTACGGTGGAGGAGGTACAGGAATGAGAACGATGATGGAGTGCGTCGAGAAAAGCAGAGAGATTTCGGGACTTCCGCCGAAGAAAGAAGAGCGTAACCTTGTGAACTTGAATAAATATATCGAGACACAGATTGAACGGCTTGGTTCTCATCCGAGAGGAATATGGCTGCGGAATGCGTGGGAGAGCGGCGCGCCGTATTGGGAGATTGCAGAAATATTGGGAGGATTTGGGTTTTACCCGGGCCGTAATGAGGACATGAAGGCTTCGAAGGGAAAAATTGCATAAGGAAAGGGGAAAGAAAAGATGGCAAGGAAACTGTTTCAGGTTGTAAAGGAAAGCTGGGGAGGCACCCGGAGAGTTGTTGTTAATGACCTGACGAGGAAAGAAGCGATGGAGTTCTGTGAGGAGCATAAATGGGTTCTTGATGAAAACGGATATATTTGGGATTTGAGTTTGGAGGAGCAGGACTGATATGGAGATTTATGTTTTCGGAGAAACAAAGGGCGTTTGTCTGAATATGGATCAACGCAGCATCGAATATATGGCGTTTGTCGGCACGGAGTTCGGTAAGCACGTTCTGAGATTGCGAGATTGTGATGTAGATATGATCGCAAGCGCATTTATGAAGGAGTGGAGCTGATGCAGGACACTTTTACCGGAGGCTATACAAAAGCGTTGCTGGATGTGGCAAGATGGTTTGAGGACCATGACGGTAATTTGAGGATGTGCCGCGCGTATAACAGCAAAAGTGTTAGGTCGGCGCTGAAAGCATTGATCGAGTGCAGAGAGGAATTGCGTACGACCGGCGGGTGTGTGTCGCTGATATTCGATTCAAACACGAGAGAGTTTCGCGTGAAACGGCCGGACGAGAAGATGTATAGATGGAAGGAGCTGCATGGAGATGGATAAGTTTTTCTCGCAAAAGTATTGTGACCGGTGCCATGGGTCTTTGGATGGCGGCAGGATCATGTCGATGTTCAACACGGATTGCATCTGCATGAAGTGCAAGCAGGAAGAAACGAAACGTGCGGATTATCATCGGGCGCAGGAAGCCGAGATAAGCGAGGTTCGTAAAGGTGACTACAACTATGGAGGGATTGGGCTATGAACAAGGCGGGGAGAGAGAAGATTGTTGATATCCTGATAAAACGGGACGGAGTAACGAGAGAAGAAGCATTGGACATGTTTCGCAGCGCGCGGTCGGAGATCATGGACGCGATTATGGGATCGAACTGTCTTGATCCGGAAGATGTGTTAATGGACGAGCTTGGCTTGGAGCCGGATTATCTGATGTATATTTTGTAATGGAGGCAGGCATGGCATATCAGACGGAGAATCGTATGACCTCGTGGAGCCGGGGAAAGTATGTGCTGCCGCAGGGTCGCGGAACGTGGCGCAGAATAGCCGAACGGCTTGCGGCTTATGAGAACTGCGGGTTGGAGCCGAAGAAGCTGAACTGGTCGATCTACGAGCGCAGGGATGGCGATAACTTATCGGGAGATATAACGGTGTGTCTTTCCGAAGAAGATAGAATAGCGATAACGAATGCGCTTGAAAAAGCAGCTTGGAATGAGGAGGACTTCAACGAGAACTTTGCCCGGATTTGTGCATTGATCTGCAAGATCGGAGGAATGAAGGAGGGGAAAGATGCTGTTTGCGAAGAAGTATATTGATGAGAATATAACCTTGGCGCCGACGCTATCGAATGAGTATTTGAAAAGCCCGGACGGATTTGTTGTGACGGTTGTTATTGAGGCAACGACTATGTTGAACACGCTTACGGACCGATTACGGATGTCGGAAGGGCTTAGACCTATGTTTAAGGAACGAGGCAATTTGGACAAGCACGGCTGGTATGAGTATTATGCTGTTTGTACAAAGCACCAATGCATTCAAATGTATGCGGTGCCGAGGAACACAACTGCGGCTGATAATAACCGGCGAATTGAGCTGCCGCTTGCGGAAAAGCAAAAGTCGTGGCTTTTTGACCGTATTGTTTCGTTGATTGGGGATTTGAACTGGAATGCTGCTTTTTGCACAAAAGAGTGGAGGGAGTTATCGTGAAGGACAAGATTATTGCTTTTATTGATGTGTTTGTTCAAACCTTTGCGATTCTGTTTGTGATTGCGAACATAGCGAAAAATTACACCGCAATACTGGATGATACGTTGACTACTCTTGCTGTTGATGCCGTCGCTACGATTATGCTGATGCTGACAATTCGGGCATATATGAGAGCTGCCGAACTGATAAACAGGGATTTTGCGGTTGAGAGGTTTGCTGCGTTTGCGGAGATAATTGAGAATAATGATGAGGATGGGAACTGAAAATTATTGTTATTTAATACATTTTGTTAAATAACTTTAAGATTTTCATGAAAAAGTGTCACCAAATGTCACCAATTGTCATTGAATGTCACATGCTGGTCGCGGTAAAGTATATAGTGCAAAAATAGTATGACAGTACGCAGCGACGATTGACAGAAAAACAATATGGATTTCGTCGCTGGATTTGTTTTTGGAGGGTCTATGCACAAGAAGTTATTTACGTCGGAGGCTGTAACGGAGGGACATCCTGATAAGGTATGCGATTTGATCTCCGATGCTGTTTTGGATGCGTGTCTTGCGGATGATAAAGATTCGCGCGTGGCATGTGAAACGTGCTGCACGACCGGAATGGTGCTTGTAATGGGAGAGATTACAACGACCGCGAAACTGGATATTGCACAGATTGTCCGAGATACGGTACGAAAGATCGGCTACAATGATCCGTCTATTGGCTTTGACGCGGATAGCTGCGCCGTAATGGTTGCGCTCGACAAACAAAGCCCGGATATTCAGATGGGGACTTGTGACGAGGTAGGCGGAGCCGGAGATCAGGGCATGATGTTCGGGTATGCTTGCAAGGAAACGTCCGATTATATGCCGCTGCCTATTACGTTGGCGAATCGTTTGGCGTATCAATTGGCGCGTGTGCGGAAATCCTGCGGAATTTCCGGCGTATTTCCGGACGGAAAAACGCAGGTAACGGTTGAGTATGATGAATACAATGAACCGATCAAGATTGACACAATCGTTGTGAGCACTCAGCACGCAGCGAATCTGACGCATGAAGATGTTGAAAAGATCGTATCGGAGCAAGTTGTTCAGCCAGTTCTCGATCAATTGAAAGAGGAGAACCCCTGCATTTCAACGGATGAATACAAACTGCTTGTGAATCCAACGGGCAGGTTCGTAAAGGGCGGTCCCGCGGCGGACAGCGGTTTGACCGGAAGAAAGATTATCTGCGATACTTACGGTGGGTATGGTGCGCATGGCGGCGGGGCGTTTTCCGGCAAGGACCCGACGAAGGTTGATCGCAGCGGCGCGTATATGGCACGGTATATTGCGAAAAACATTGTTGCGGCCGGGATTGCTGATAGGTGTCAGGTGCAGTTGGCTTATGCAATCGGAGTACCGGAGCCTGTGAGCGTTCGGGTGGACACGTTTGATACGGGGCTATGGGCGGATGAAAGAATCTGCGATGCGGTTGAGAAGGTGTTTGATTTGACGCCGAAGGGCATTATTGATACGCTGCAGTTGCGGAATCCGATCTACGGCACTACGGCTGCATACGGTCATTTCGGCGAGGTTATCGGCGAGGAACGGCCGTGGGAGCGAATTGATATGGGCGAGGCACTCGAAGACGCGCTGCAGTAAGGAGACTTGTTATGATTGACAACGATCCGATTATCCGATATTATGAGAGACGGAGAAAGCGTTTAGAGGCGAGAGGCATAAGGACCGACTTCAACGATAAGCATGACAAACTCGGTCGGTTTGCACCGAAGCAGGGTGGGTCAGCGAAGACGGCTGAGGAAATGACGAAGGCCGATATAGTTGTAAGAGGGCCGAAAGATAGTAAAGCATACATTCATTCGTATCTCAAATCGCATCCGAAAGATCGGGCGAAGATCAAGAAGGATGCAAAGAAGTATGCGAATGCAATGTCTATGGTAAAGAATTTCCAAAAAGAGCATCCGAATGCGGAGGCAGGTACTTATAGCGCATCGACCGGCGAACTGGTTGACGTAAAAAGCGGATACTGCGTGACGTTTCATCAGAATTATCAGATCGGGAATGAGTATGGTGGGTATGATGATGAAACTTATGCGATGATGGCCGCAGTTACAAAGCATGAGCTGGGGTCAGAAGACGTGTATATTGGGTACTTTGGAAATCCTGAAATTTCCTTCAACTGTAAGGATTATCAGAAAGCAAAGAAGTTTTGCATTGAGCACAATCAGCATTCGATCTTTGATGCAAAGACGCATAAACTGTGGGAGAATGAAGATAATTGGGATGAATTGTTCAACCCGATTCGAGGCATGGGGTCAAATTGATAAAAGTGGTGCAGGAGGGAAGAGATATGGGTAATAAAGGGTTTTCCACGTTTATGAATAATCCGTACTGGAAAAGCATTTATGAGAATGCGCCGAGCAGAGAGTTAAGGGAGTTTTATAAAATCCGTTTTGAAACCTCGCCGTTCGTGATGGGTGATGACTTCCACGACGCAGAGAAAGAAAAGAGGATGAAAGAACTGACACTCTCCAAAAAGGATATTCAATATATCCAAAAGTATGCCGGCAGCGAACGAGCGAAAAGATTTTATCAGAAAGCGATAGACAAGCTGTCCGGGGAGTATGATGGGTATCGGTTGCCGGCGGACGTATTCCAAGTAGAGATTTGGAACCCGTGGTTCGAAGCCGAACAGTCTGTATGCTGATAACGGAATAGAACATATAAAGTTCGTGTTGTAGGGGACACGGACTTTTTTATTTTTGGAGGTAAACATGAAATTGGTAAAGGTGCCGATCGGAGAGATTCGGCAGTATGCGAATAATCCGCGCTTTATTACGGATGAAGCGATCGAAGCGGTGAAAGAGAGCATTCGGCAGACGGATTATATTTCGCCTGTGATTCTTGATGAAGAAAACGTGGTGCTTGCAGGCCACACAAGGCTTCGTGCTTTGTATGAACTTGGGTATACAGAGGTCGATTGCGTTCGTGTCGAAGGACTGTCTGACGAACAAAAGCGCAAGTTCCGGCTACTGGACAATAAGACTGCAGAGATCGCGGATTGGGATACCGAAAAACTGATTGAGGAACTGGAAGGGCTTGACTTCGGCGACTTCGATTACTGGACGAAGGAACTGGAAAAGATGGGATCGAAGATCATTGAAGATAACAAGACGGAAGAACAGAAGCCGATTGTTTGTCCGAGATGCGGCAAGGTTATAAGCGGTCTTGTGGACATGGATCAGTTTGAGGGGTAAGCGTATGGAAAGAAAATTGATTAAGGTGAAACTGACGGACTTAGTTCCGTATGAGAATAATCCGAGAAAGAATGACAAAGCGGTTGGCGTGGTGGCGTCGAGCATCGAGCAGGTGACCTATGCCAATCCGATTGTCGTGGATGAGAATCTTGTAATCCTTGCCGGGCATACGCGGTTAAAAGCGTTGCAGAAAATCGGAGTAAAGGAAGCAGAGGTTTTGCAGGTTACGGGCCTTGCGGACGAGCAGAAGCGGAAGTTTCGTTTGCTCGACAATAAGGCGGGCGAGTTTTCGCAGTGGGATTATGTCGCGCTGCTGGATGAGATGGAAGGTTTGGATTGGGAAGGGCTCGATCTGGATTGGGGACTTGACGGCAAGAACGATGCGGACGCGGAGTTTTCGAATACCGAATACGGCGACGATGACTTTGGCGACGAGGAGTTTGAATACGAGTGTCCTGAATGCGGCTTCCGCTTTAATGCGTGAGGTAAGAATATGAAACCTTCTAACATGAAGTTGAAATCTGTTCTTGTGGACAATTTATTCGGATACGAAACAAATCACTTGGCGATCGACGGGATTTGGTATTATGCAAAGCCGCTGTTCCGACAGTCTTTGAAGAGAAAACTTGCGTGGTGCCTTGAAATTCTGAAAGGGCAGGCGGTAGCGGTTCATTTCAAAGAAGATGAACTCGCGGCGGAGAAAAGGCGGTCAAAATGAGCAAGGACTATATTTGGTATTTGACCGATCTTGCGAATATTCCGAAGAATGGCTATAAGGTCTTTACAACGTTCAGTTGCGGAGGCGGCAGTTCGATGGGGTATAAGCTGGGGGGGTATGAAGTGCTGGGAAATTGCGAGATTGATCCGGCTATCAATGCCATGTACGTCAAGAATCACCATCCGAAATACAACTATTTGATGGGGGTTCAGGACTTCTATAAGCAGGAGAATATCCCCGAAGATTTGTTTGATATAGATGTGCTGGACGGCAGTCCTCCATGCTTCGGAATGGGTACGCCTGTTAAAACGCTGGAAGGGTATAAGCCAATTGAAAAAGTGTGTGTTGGCGATTTGGTGCTGACACATAAAGGACGTTATCGCAGGGTAAATGCGGTAATGTCAAAGTTTGCGGATAATGTCTGCGAACTGAAATTTCAAGGCAGCTTACCGATTGTGACAACAAGAAACCATCCGTTCTATGCAAGAGAAATGAAGCGGGTCGGGCATATTCAGCGAAGAGAGTTTGGCGATCCGCAATGGAAAGCGGCAGGCGAGCTGGAGATTGATAAGAACAACAGCAATATGACAAGGAAGCAGGATTACGTTGCGATGCCTGTCAACAAAGAAGCGAAGATTCCGGATTGGAATGGAGTTGTGACCGAACACGTAATCTATGGCCGTGCGGTTGTCGGCAAAGAGCGCCACGATCTGGACATGACGTCCCCGGACTTCTGGCGCTTTGTCGGTCGATATTTGGGCGATGGCTGGCGGAGAAAAGACAGAAAAGCCGTGCTGATCTGCGACAGCAAGGATAAAGAAACCGAGCTGCGGGAGGTTATTGAAAGCGCGGGCCTTCATGGGATTTGCGCAATGCAAAGGACGTCGTGCAGATTTGAGATTTTGAGCGCAGAACTGTGGACGTTTCTGGAACAGTTCGGAAATGGTGCAGAGGGAAAACGCATCCCGGAGTTCGTTCTCGATTTGCCCGTTGATCTGTTGAGCGCGTTCGTGAAAGGATACGTGAGTTCCGACGGATACCGCGAGAAGAGAAGCGGAAAGCTGGCGATAAGCAGCGTAAGCCTTGATTTAATTCTTGGAATGCAGGCTGTTATTGCGAAAGTATACCGGCAGCCGGCAACGATAACCACAAAAGATAATAGCGGAAGTGTGATTGAAGGAAGAAAGGTTAATTGTCATCAGGCGTATGGCCTTAAATACTTTGAGAAGGAACGAAAGCAGCAGCATTTTGTTGCTGATGAAGATTATCTGTGGGTGCCGTTCCGGTCGTGCGTTGATGCCGAGCCGCAGGAAGTTTTCAATCTCAGCGTAGACGAGGATGAAAGCTATACTGTCTTCAATATTGCCGTCCACAACTGTTCGACATTCAGCATGGCTGGTGGCCGAGAGAAATATTGGGGTAAGGAAAAGCATTTCAGAGAGGGACAGGCAAAGCAGGTGCTCGATGATCTGTTCTTTGAATATCTGAACGTGGCAGAGAAATTACACCCGAAAGTGTGCGTTGCCGAGAACGTGAAGGGGTTGATCGCGGGAAACGCAAAAGGTTATGTCAATCTGGTCTTTAAGAGATTCAAAGAGATCGGATATGATACGCAGTTGTTTCTTCTCAATTCGGCGACTATGGGCGTTCCGCAGAAGCGCGAGCGTGTGTTCTTTATTGCGCGGAGAACAGACTTAGGGCTGCCTCCGGTGAAGATGATTTTCAAGGAAAAGCCGATCGTATACGGCGAGTTTGCCGACACAAGTTACAAGCCGTTGAATCAGAACACAATGGAGTATAAGCGGTGGTTGAAACGGTCGCCGCTGGACGAGACGATTGGCGATACGGTTAAGAGAACGGAGAACGGCAAGATCAGCGGCTTTACTTCTCCGTATCTGAAAAAGGATCGCGTGCCGAGTACGCTGACGGCAGGCGGCGGTATGGTACGCTTTGATGTGCCGGGCAGACCGTCAGATAAAGATGTGATTACGATTCAATCGTTTCCGCAGGATTATGATTTCAACGGGAATGATCCGACTTATGTGTGCGGCATGAGCGTGCCGCCGCTGATGATGCGCGGAGTTGCGCGAGAGGTGCAGCGGCAGTTGCTCGATAAGATCGGGAAATAAGTGAGGTAACGGGTATGCCTCGAAAGAAAAAATCGGAAGAAACAGTATCGAAGGAGAAGCCGGAAAAGGCTGTCTCGAAGAAAGATACGAAGAAAACGGCTTCCGAACAGAGGAAGCCCAAGACAGCGAAGAAGAAGCCGAGTAAGGAAAACGAGAAAAAGATACCGTCTGTTCCTGCGGAAATTCTGACGGAAAACGAGCAGAAAAAGTTAGGAGTAGGCGGCAACGGGAACCTTATTCCTTTTTCGGAATTAACACAGGAAGAACAGAGGAGCATTGCTTCAAAAGGCGGTAAGGCCTCTGTCGAGGCAAGGCGCAGGAAAAAGGAACTGCGCGAGTTCACGAAAGACTTTCTGATGCAGGCGGCGGCGCCGGTTCTGCAATCGAATATGAAGGTGCTCGGCGTTGAGACTGACGAGATGTCCAACCTTGCCGCTATGGTAGTAAGGCTGTTCAGCAAGGCGGTCAATAACGGTGACTTGAATGCGGCACGAACGCTGATCGAGTGGGCCGGAATGGCTCCGCTGCAGCAGCAGCGTGAAAATGAAGCAATTGCCAAAATGTCGCAGGTGATTCAGCTTGCGGAGGGCAGCAGAGATACCGAAGATGCGGAGGAGGATGTTGTTTTCTATTTGCCGGATAACGGACGGCCTATCGTGACAGACGAAGATACGAAGTAGTGTTTGTGGAGGTGAACGGGGGAAGTGCCGAAAGTGATAAAGCCGCAAAAGGGCCCGCAGGAGGCATTTCTGAGTTCGTCGGCAGACATTGTTATCTACGGCGGGGCCGCAGGCGGCGGGAAATCGTATGCGCTACTGATGGAGCCGATGCGGCATAAGAATGTTCGCGGATACAATGCGGTCATATTTAGAACGCAGTTTACGGATATAGTCAAGAGCGGCGGTCTTTGGGAAGAATCCGAAAAGATGTATTCGGAAGTCAAAGGATCGTATCCGAGGTTTTTGGATAAGCAATGGCTGTTTCGGGATAAAAAAGGCAACGTGACATCAAAGGTCACGTTCTCATATCTGAACAATCAAAATTTGGGAACTTGGAAAGGTTCTCAAATTTGTTTTATCGGATTCGATGAGGTGTGTGACTTTACGCAGGCGCAGTTCTTTTTCATGCTGTCGAGAAACAGAAGCACTTGCGGCGTGACGCCGTATATAAGGGCGACGTGCAATCCGGACGCCGACAGTTGGGTTGCGGAGTTCATTTCTTGGTGGATAGATCAGGAAACAGGGTACGCGATACCGGAGCGCTCGGGCGTAATTCGATGGTTCGTCCGTCGCGATGAAAGGATATATTGGGCGGACACGAAGGAAGAACTGTGGGAGCAGTTTAACTTGGTAACGGAGGAAGATCGTTCGGAACCGAGATCGGTCACGTTTATTGCATCGTCGATCTACGACAACAAGGAGCTGCTGCGTGTCAATCCGCAGTATCTTGGCAACCTAAAAGCGATGGCTGAGATCGAGCGCGAGCGGTTCTTAAAAGGAAACTGGAAGATTCGTCCGTCTTCGGGACTTTATTTCAAGCGCACGCAGGTGGGCGAATATTTGGCAGTAATACCGGACGATGTTGTTCAATGGGTGCGCTGCTGGGACTTGGCAGCAACGTCGGAAGACGAGAAAGGCGATCCGGCATATACCGCAGGCGTTCTGATAGGCAAGCGCAGAAATGGCAGATTTATCGTTGCGGATGTAATCAATAAGCGTTTGTCGGCGAATGAGGTTCGGCAGTTGATTAAACTGACAGGACAGCAGGACAACGCGAAGTTCAAACGCAGGGTGAGGATTCGGCTGCCGCAAGACCCCGGACAAGCGGGAAAGGATCAGGCGAAGCAGTATGTTAAGTTCCTCGCCGGATTCGATGTGAGGACAGAATTGGAATCCGGAAGTAAGGAAGACCGTGCGACGCCGTTTGCCGCGCAATGGCAGGCCGGGAATGTGGATGTTCTGATTGCGGACTGGAACGATATGTATTTGAGCCAGTTGGAATCTTTTCCACAAGGAAAGTTCAAAGATATGGTCGATGCTTCATCGAACGGGTTTGCCGAATTGGTGCTGAACAACACGTTCAACCCGGCTGTATTAACATGAAAAGGAGATAGCGCGCATGAGCGTGATTGATGATTTTCGGAAGAAGCGAGCTGAGCGGCTTGCATTGAGAGAAAAAATAGAAGCGTTCAAGCAGCGCAGAGCAGAGAGAATGCATGTCCGATTCGACGATGAGGAGGATCAGGGCAACAACAATAATAATCGCGTGAATAATGGCAAGGGCAGCGGAGGTCATGGCAATACGAGGCTGCCGTTTGGTTTGTGCAAGCGGTTTGGTATTGAGATCGAGGATGGCTGGACGCCGAAAGACGCTTGGGCTGCTTTGTCCGGTATGGGCATCACGGCTGATGGAGCTTACGAAAAGCTGAAAAAGGGCGAAGACCCGGGGACGTCGGAAGTCACGCCGAAGAATGAACCGGAAATGGCGGGTTCTCTGCCTATTCCGCAAGAGAATGAAAACGTTCCGGAAGTGCCGGAAAAGCCGGAAAGCGTGCCGGAAAATATGACCGGAAACAGCGGAGGTACCGAGTGGGAATACAAGCCGGGCGAAAACGAAAATGTTCCGAAAGAGCCGAAAAGGGATATTGAAATAGATGGAACAGTCTATAAACACTTGACGGCGTACGAACGGCATTGGGACAAAAAGGCAAAGTACACGCTGAGCGGTAAAGAAGATACACCGGGGGGATATGGTCGCACACTTTATAAGAGATTTGCGACAAAGACGGATATGTATCTTTACTTGAAAGAAAAAGGTATCGAGGAGTTCAAAGACCCGGAAACCGGAGAAATCGTGAATCCGTCGGAAATGGAATTGCCGAAGGCGCTCATGCCCGGAGAATACGGGTACGGCTACTATAAAGCGTTGTCTATCGGTCTGCGCGACGGGTCGTATAAAATTATAGGCACCGGTATGGAGGGGAAGAAATCCGAAGTGCGTGCATTCACTTCGTTGGCGGAAGCGATGAAGTATCTACGGGGATATGGTGTTTCAGAAGAAGACGTTAAATTGTCTCCGGCGTTGAAAAAGCGCGAAAAAGAGCGTGTGGGTTGGCTGACCTCGGCTGAAAAAGAATACATTGAAAAAGACGGCACACGTTACGGTGATCTGGAACTGAAAGATGATGGTTGGAGATGGATGCTGACAGGATCGGACGAAGAGGGCATAGAGAAGTCATTCCGTTTTACCTCGAAGATACAGGCGATGAAGTATCTGCAGGAACAGGGTGTTCACAAGGTTCGGATTGAAAAAGAAGCAGTTGATCCGACTTCGTTTAAGATTCCCGCGACGATTGCTACCATGGGCGGATATGATCTTCAAAAGATGTTTATTCACAAAAGTGAATATTCCGGAGAGTTTGGGCTTTATGGCGTAGACCTTGACGGCAAGGAGCACAGGTTCCTTTCTACCTTACCCGGCGAATCTTATGATGAGTTTGAAAAACGCATAAAAGAACAAGGTGCGGACCTCGGAAAAGTTGATATATCTGACGGCACGAAGGCCATGATTGAAGAACGGCGCAAGGAAGATGCTGAGCGCGAGAGGATCAAGAAAGAATGGGAACAAAAGTCTATTCCGTTCGGTTATGGCAGGTATGCCGATCCGAAGTTGGAGCGCGTGGATGAAAACACATTCCGAATTACGGGATTTAATCGACGCGGGGAGCGCGTCAGCATAACCTACGGTGACGATATGTACGGCGTTCTGCGGTATCTCAAAAACAACGGAGTAGATATAAGTCAGGTAGGAATGAACGATGATGTGCGAGCTGCATACGAAAAGCATCAGGAAGAAATGCGGACGTTTGATGCACGATCGTTCAAATATCTCGATGAGAGCTACGTTGATCCGAAATTGTCTTATGATGGCATGAGATTTACTGTTACCGCGAAAGACCGTCGCGGTAGAGAACGAGAGATTATTTCGTCTTTAGATCACGATAGGATCAGAGAAAAGATGAGTGCGTGCGGGCTTGATGTTTCCACAATGGATAAAGAAAAGTCCTACGTGGATCACATGGAGCGGATGGATCGCGTCAAGAAAGCGATTGATTCCGGCGAGTATTATTCGCTCGGCATGACGGATAATGCGTATAAAGACATAAAGGCGACGAAAGAACATGGGCGGTTCACGATCAGCGGCACCGATATAGACGGCAAGGAAAGCAAGATCGGGGACTTTGATAATCTGGATGCTGTTATTGAGCATTGCGAAGATCAAGGCATTAAGGGCTACAAGATTTCGATTGACGGCAGAGAAGTTCCGCGCCCGAATTTCGGTATGCACCACGTGAAAATCAAGAAGAAGCCTGATGGCGGGTACTTGGTATATGCAACTTCGAAGAAGTTCGGCGACAATAAGGTCATGCATGAATCGCCGAATGAGCAGGAGTGTCGTGATTGGGTTCGCAAGAACAATGTGGATGACAGCATGGTTCGGACACTTGGTATGAATCCGAACGATGATATACCCAGAATGCACACGGCGGCGTCACTTGCAAAGTTCGATTCTTATAGGGAAACTGCCTTGGAGAAGAGTTTTCTTTCATCTATGACAGATGAAAAGAAAAAGCAGACTGCAGACATGCTCACAGAAATATTCAACAACGGCGAGTTGCGTGTTGCGAGAAGCACGAAGAGCTTTGCGGGAATTGTTGAGAACGGATATAAGAGCCAGTTGGAAACTGGCACAGGCGGACATGGCGCGGCGATCACGCGATCGGGAAGAAAACAGGTATCCGAAACGATGTACGGTCACAGTGGTTTGGCAGATGAAGACTATGAGAAGTGCGGTTATTTGGGGTTCAAATCGGATGAAGATGACTTCGATGATTCGTACAGACCGTTTTATGGAAGTATAACGTGGACGCTTCGAAAAGATCGCATGAAAGATCGGGTTACGTATACCTATGGAGATTCGTTGAATAGACGATATTCGATGTCTTGCGCCGGTTATGGCGGAGATAAGCCGACGATAGACGGTATGAGCACGATTACGAGTGAGAAAACCTTGGATCGTTTGCTTCACTATTACAACGATTATAAAGCCGGAAAAATATCATACGCTGATATGTTCCGCAATATCAGAAGTAGTGCTGACAATAATTATATCGAATGTCAATATCACGGGCCTGTTACGATTGAGGACTTTTCAAGATGTTCGTTCAATACAGAGCGTGATCTTTCGAGGACTATGAGTAATATGAATGAAAGTCAGCGAAAAAATGTTTTGAGAAAGATCAAGAATGCGAATGTAGAACTTGTTTACAGGCCAAATGCGGGTGGCAAATTTGTGGATGCGTGGGATTGGATTAAAGAGCATTATCCTGCTGACATTCCGGCATGAGTGTGGTATAATAAATAAAAACGGTGCGAGGTGATGCGGGATGGATGTAAAGCCGTTTGCTATGGATGAGGATAAAGAATTGTTCGTGATTTTTCGTGAAAGAAAAAACGGCGAAAATATCTTTATATGGGTTGGAATCGAAGATGACTTCGATCCGGACAGTATTCGGTTCGATTGCATTGATTATCTGATCGGGTATTTTACGATGCTGGGCGAGCCGATGTATGCGGGGCCGGATTTTCCGCAGGAAAAGGTTGCTCTTGCGCTTGACCGTTTGAAAGAGTGTCCGGAAGAAGTGCTCGATCGGGGCTGGAAAAGGTACAGGAGACAGATCGAACATAACACAGAGGATGAAGATGATGCCAAACGCTGGAATGCTCGTGAGCGTGAGTATTTGAGAGAGTTCGCAAAGGCGAGAAAGACCGAAAACGGACTTATAATTTTATAAACTATAAACAACCAAAAGCGGTTACGGAAACGTAGCCGCTATTTTTATGTAAGGAGTGATGCCGGTATGGAAAGCAAAAGAAATATTGATAGCGAGTATGTGAATAATACCGCGCATCTGACTGAACGAATCACGGGGATCAAATCGGTGCGGCCGCTGCCACCGAAAGCGTACCGCGAAGACGGTGCGTTTCAGAATGTTCTGACGAGATACAACACATCGAAGGACACGACGGAGCACTATGAGTATGTTGGCGAAGGACAGGTGCCGGATTCTGATTTGGCTGAGTTCTATGAGCAGAACGGTCTGTTTGCGACGATCATTGATACGCCGGCGGAAGAAGCGATTAAACACGGGTTCAAATTGAAGAACTTGGAAGACAGCAAATTACAGGATTATTTGGTTGAGTGCCTTGATGAACTGGAATGGGATGAAAAGGCGATAACGGCTTTGACTTGGGCGCGTCTGTTCGGCGGTTCCATTATTGTCATGCTGATAAACGACGGCAGAGACCTTGATCAGCCTGTGGACTGGAAAAAGATTCGCTCGATAGATGATATTGTCGTGTATGACCGTTCTGTCATTACGCCGGATGTGACGTCTATGTATAAGTATGATTCGTCTGATCCGTTCAAGACGAGGGGCAGCCGCTTGGGTTATCCGTCGAGGTTTACCGTCAACAGTAAGTACGGGACGTTTACCGTTCATGAGCAGCGGTGCTTGATTTTCCGAAACGGAGTATTGCCGGAAAACTCGCCGTCCGGTTTGTATCAGTTCTGGGGCATACCGGAATATGTGCGGATCAAGAGGGCGATCAAGGACACGGAAGTAGCACATGGTATGGCACCGAAGATGCTGGAACGTTCTGTGCAGGCGATCTATAAGATGCAGGGCTTGCAGCAGGTCCTTGAAACGGAGCAAGGCGAAGATACCGTTCTAAAGCGGTTGGATATGATCGATCTTGCGCGTGGATTACTGAACAGTATGGTGCTTGATGCTGACGGTGAAGACTACGATTTCAAGACCTTCTCGTATACGGGCGTGTCGGATGTTATCAACACGACGTGCAATTATCTGTCGGCTTTGACAAAGATTCCGCAAACGATCTTGTTTGGCAGAAGCCCGGCTGGAATGAACAGTACAGGCCGTTCGGATATGGAGAACTACTACAACTATATCGAGCGGATTCAGCGGAGAATGCTTCGCGCGAATCTACGGTATTTGTTAAGTGTAATCTGCCATGCGGGGCTGTACACGAAAGAATTGAAAAAGATTCCGCGTATTGATGTGGAGTTTAATCCGCTATGGTCGCTATCGGAACAAGAACAAGTGCAGTTGGAGCTTCAAAAGGCGCAGATCGCGAGCACGAAAGCGCAGACGGCTTCGACTTATGTGCAGATTCAGGCGCTTGATCCAACGGAGGTGCGTACAAAACTTGCTGATGAGGGCGAGTTTGATGTGGAAACGATTCTCGACGATTACACGGACGAAGAACTGGAAGAGAACAATCCGGCAAACAAGGCTGATCCCATGGGAGGCGCAGGCGGTGATCCGTTAGCGGCGATGCTCGGCGGCATGGCAGAGAATCAACCGAAGGGCACAGGAAACGGGGATAAGTCGGAAGGTGAACAACCGGAAGGGTCAGGACAAAAAGAGCCGGAAATGGCTTCTGAGAGCGTTAAGCAAGACGGCGAAGACGTCGTAAAGAAATACCGTGAGCGCAGAGCCTTGCGTCTAACGGCAAGAGGCGTTGTGCAGCCGAATACAGGCAAGTCGCCCATCACGGCACCGGAAGCGACGAAGTTGCCGGAGGATCAGAACGACTTGATTGATGATGTGGAGCATGAGGACGAAGAGACCGTGGAGGAAGAAACCGTGGTTAAGCCGAGAGGCGGCGTCGGCGTGCTCGTTATCCAGAGCGGTAAGATTCTGACCGGTACGCGTATCGCCGGAGATGCAGGCGGGTACGGGCTGATCTGCGGCCCCGGCGGTCACATCGAAGACGGAGAAGAACCGATACAGGCTGTTTATCGCGAAGCGTTCGAAGAGTTCGGCATTGTGCCGATGGACGTATGCTCTTTGGGTGAGATCACGGACGATGATCCGACCGTTGGTACGTCGAAAGTGTATGTAGCACGCGGATTTGCGGGCGAACCGGTTTGTGACGACGAGGAGATGCGTACTCCTGTCTGGCGTGATTTGACGGAGCTGTATGCGATGGAAGACTTGATGTTCAAACCGTTCAAAGACAGCCTTGGGCTACTCTTGGAACGTATGTATCGGTACGATGAAGATGCGCACGACATGAGTTATACGCCGATTGAAGAAGTCGTAGAATCCTTGAAACCGGAGGATGACGGTAATGCTGAATGAGGCGATACAGGAACGTTTGGAAGAGATCGAAACGATATGTGATAAACTGCCGTATTTGGTAGCGAACAATGGATGGAACGATGAAGTCTTAAAGCTGTTTTTCAAGCTGCAGAAGTTGGCCGTTATACTGGACGATGAGGATGATGATGCGGATATTACGCTGCATCAGATATTATCCGAGATGCGTGAAACGGATCAAGGAAGATTCGTGCCGGAATCTGTTGGTGTATATGTCGTTAAGGACGGACGGGTTTTGTGCGGGATTCGCATTACGGAAACTGGCTTTGGTATGTTATGCGGTCCCGGCGGATATGTTGATGAAGGTGAGACGCCGGAACAGGCAGCGATCCGCGAAGCGAAAGAGGAGTTTGGCATTACGCCGAAGTCCCTGATACCGTTCGGACGCGGCGTGAAAGGAGAACGCGGCATGAGGCCGCATTTGTTCCTTTGCACCGAGTATGACGGAGAGCCGGAATGTGACGATCAGGAAATGACGCGGCCGATGTTTCTTGGCATGATGCAATGCACAAAGGATCGGTCGTATGCTCCGTTTGCAGATGGTGTAAAGCGGCTGCTTGTGACTTTGCTGGAAGATGATAAAGGCAACAAACAGATGCGAGCCGACGAAAAGCCAAAGGACTGGATCACGATAAACGGTACGCATGTTCCGGTTGATGAAAATGGAGATATTCACGGAAGGGTAGCGGAGAAAATCACCAGAACGGGTGCCATGAACCCGTCGAGTACGGACTATGAGTATTCGGACGGTGATACCAGAGACGAGTGGGTTCATAAGAATGCGAGTAAACTGAAACCGTTATACAAAAGCGGCGGCTCAGCAGCAATTGATTCCGAGTTCAGAAAGTTTTGTATGGCGCGTGTGACGAAGGATATTCATGAGATCAGCAAAGCGGACGCGGATGCTGTCATGTACGATCACGTCAGACAAAGCATTTATGATGGATGGTTCCGAAATGCGGACAGCAGTTATAAGCCGAAACTGATTGATTCGATGCTGGAAAGTCAGGAGA